CATCAGCCACAAGTTTTGAGAAACCCATGTACTTGTTAAACCATCGATTGTATTGCGAACGTATCTTCGATGCCTCTTGCTTGTCTTGACAATCCACTATGTCTTCCATGTCATTGATAATATCTCTTACCAAGTTAAGACGCATGGGGTGTTGGTCATCAGCCAATATCTGCTCTATCAAAGGCACTGGGAAATAAGTATGTTTCCATGGCGAGTCTTGGTATATCTGACTATCACGCATGTAGTGGACTCTCTCTTGTGGTATGTTAAGAACATTATCCACATAGTTCCGCACTTCCTCACGACCTTCGTTGAGTGCCTCACGTTTAGCTTGCCACTTGTGTTGTCGTGTTTCCCATTGCTCATGGTAATAGTTACCACTGTTACCTCTATCCCTGCCACCAAAGATGTTGTTAAACATAGGTGCAATTGTACACATGTAATCCCACAGTTCGTTGATCTGTGACTTGTACTTGTTTTTAGTTGCCACGTCCACGCCATAACGTTTGGCATGCCACGTAAACTTGTTACCAGTAAGTTTGAACTTGGTATCACTGAGATTATCTGCATGATCTCTCCTAAACACTAGGTAATGCTCGTCATCTTTCTTCAAACCATTTTGAGTATTGTAGTAGTTGTTTGGAAACCACATACTCTTGGGTAAGAGATACCTCACACCCTCATAGACTACGTACTGCTTACCATCACCAATGATAGCGTGCATATCACTAGGTAAACATCTTGATAAGAACGAGTATCTAGAGTTGTGAGCATAGTGACCCGACCCATTACGAATACGTATCGTGTCGTAGCCATCATGCCTAGTCCACACTACTGGTGCAAATGTTAGTGTTGCACTAACATCTTGGATAGTATGGAGTTGGTGGTTATCCTCATACTTGTAATACCATGTCATATTGTCACCTAACTCGCCATTGAGTAACATGTAACAAGTATCGGAAACTTTAGCGATACGCTCATGCTTTCTACCTCTGTCACCGATAGGTCGTATATCGTGTTGCAACGTTTGATTTTTACTGATGATTGGTTTGGTATTGTTGTAACAAGCCTCCACCTGCTCAAAGCAGTTTAGACCAAACCTAGACATGCCATACTGTGATACTCCGTACATTAGAACTTCTCCTTTATGTTGTTAATTGTTGTTACTTCTCTTGCTATTACATCACGGATATATTCTTCCCAATGTTCTCCATGATTCTCTTTGATCTTAACGATGGCTTGCTCGTTGGTCATACCATCGTTGTTTAGATAGCCGTAGAACTCTTCCTCTACCTCTATCATTTGGCTGTTCTGATAACGTGTCATAATATACTCCTTCCTTTTATGTGAACAGTTTTACCGACAGTCGGATTGGCTTGCTCGTTGTCCATGATACACCATAGCACTGGACAAGACCACGAACCCCAACTGCCACCTAGATAGCCATCGGTCAGCACGATACATGCTTGAGGTTTGATACCCTCACTCGTTATGTGATCGGGTACACACTCGACCATAGTGCCACCACCACCTTGTGGTTTGGTGGACTCGATCAACTGATCGATCTCGTGCATCTCATACTTCTCGTCTTGACAGATTTGTGTGTCCCAATAGAGCAGTCGTATCTTATCGGGTGACACAGTGTCGCAGATCGATTGCACCTCGGATAGAAAAGCAGTGAGTTCTAGTTGACCGATCGAACCACTTGTGTCGATAGCGATAACGAGTTCCCCCACTTTCTCCGATATACCACTCGGCATATATGCACCGATAGATACGAATCGTCTGTTAGGTCGTTGCCACGTAGAGTAGTCACTGCCTGCACATGTGGACGTGATGAACTCTCGTAACACCTCTCGCCAATCGATCTGTGGTTTGAGCAGTTCGTCAAGGTCACGATCGCCACCACTACCCATCTTGCCTGCAATCAATGCACCTTGTCGAATAGCCTCGTCAATGTCCTTGGCAAGTTCTCGTTTGTCTTGCTCACTCATTGACTCAGCACCTTCCCAGTCATGTTGATCGAAACCTTGTGGTAACGAGTCGCCTTGTGTTGGTTGACCATTACCAGATCCACCGTTCGGTTGTTGACCATCGGGTTGTGGTTGCTTACCACGATATTTCTTCTTGAGAATATTGAACACTTGTGCCGTGTCCATATCTCGGAACTGCTCGTCAAGACAAACCATTGGTGGTAGAACTGCAAAGTTGTCATGCTTGTTGTCATCGTAAATTTTGAGATTGATAACATAGTCACATGCACGATTGGCAAGTTCTGCATCTTCCTCGTACAAGTGTCGCCATGTGATAAGGTGTCTGTACAACTTGTGATAGTTCTCGTGCAACACCACACCACGTAGTTGTGCATCGGGGATACTATCTGTAAATGCCCTACCATATATCTCATTGACACCATCGGTGCAGGCAGTTGGTACGCCATCGCTGACTGTCCTCTCGCCAATCATGAGTATGCCTGCAAGTGCGACATACTTTGGATTACCCATGATGTCAACGACTGCCTTGGACAATCGTTGCTCAGTGGTAAGTTCTTTTCCTATGCTTAACATAGTTACTCCTTTCTGTTAGTGTTACACTAACGTTTTTGGTTACTTCTTATCTGATGCGAACATGTAGTTGTTCTGCACTGCCCAGTCTGTGAACTTCTTGTTTGTCATAACAAGTGTCTGCTTGGCATACTTGGGAACACGTACACCATTGGCGAACATGCCTTGTGCCTCTTTGTCTAGTCTGACAAGGTAGTCCATCCAAGCGTTGACCCAGTCTCGTTCTATTGATGCCAGTGTTCGGTAAACCACCATGCACACAGCACTTGCACTCGTAGGTATCTTGGCAGTCTTAGGCTCTTTCTTGATACTCTCAAGTGTAGGCAGTTGGTCTGCCAGTTTGACAAATGCCATCAAGTCCATAGCTCCACGCTCACCAATAGTACCCATGAGTAAACTCGTTAGTGTATGGTCATCAAGGTGTTCCCTGGATTTGAGCCAGTCACTGCAAGCCTCGGCAGAACGTGGTGTAAAGAACGATGATCTCTGTGCCTTGGGGTGGTAGATATACACGTTGTCTTCGGGGTTCTTGACATCCTCGAAAGAATGAAACAACTGTGGATTATCCTTACACCAACCAAGCAACGTAGGGTCGATACCATTGTTGATGCCCCACTCTATCCACTCTGTGTTGGTAGGTTTCTTCATGGTAACGATAGTGATACGATTACGTGAATGTGGTGGTAACAAGTCACCAACACCCTCTGCACCCAAGTTGGTTGTAGCAAACACGATACTGTCTTTGTGCAAAGTGTAGCCACCAATCTTACGTTCGAGCATCAATCGTAGCATTGCATTCTTGACCGATGGATTGGACTTGCCATACTCATCAATCATTAGAATGATAGGCTTGTTGAGATGGACACCAAGTTCTTCGTTAGTAGCAAAGGCAACGTAGTCCGAGCCGTCTAACATGTTTAGCTTTGGTATCGTAATGTCACCCAAGTCTTTGGTCGTGCAATCAAAGTAGCATGGTGTATGTGTGGTAAGTTCTTTTGCCAAGTTAGACAAGATAGAAGATTTACCCGTACCCATGTGACCTTGCACTAGGACAGTTCGTAAGTGACCACCTTGCTTAATAGCATTGGTTACTTGATCGATTGATTGTGCATACATCTGCACTGCTGAATTGTTAGTCATGATAGTTCCTTTCTGTTAGTGTAACACTAACTGTTATTGTTAAATTATATATCAAGTGATGGTAATGCTTTGATGGCATCATCGATCGCTTGCTTGGTCTCAGCACGTAGAAACTCGTCTTCACGTAAGGCATCGGGTGTGACACCACGTAAGGCATTGTCTAGGCTAACTCGCATAGACTCCATTCTACTATCTTTGGTGACATTGCAAACCGATAGCAGTTCGACAATATCAACAACATTCGTAACAAGTGTGTCACGAAATATTTTCTTCGTCTCCTTGTCTGCATAGTCAAGGCGTTCGGACATATTGATAAGTACCTTGTGCAAACGTGTCCATACGTCATTCATTGCATTACTAAGTTGAGACGAATAGTAATCGGTGTAGCTTTTCTGCAATACCTCTTTCTGCTCGTTGCCGATATCGATACGAAAGTCACCGACTTCGGGCAGTGGTATGTATGAGATATTGAAGTTGAACTTACTCGCTATCTGATCGGGACTTGGGTAGTCCATACGTCTGAACAAGTCACCTAGTTTGTCTTGTGCATCTGCGACA